CCACCACAAACACAGTATATCGACCATGGGCAGGAGTGTGTTCTACTTCTGTGCCGTAGAAAAATTCAGTGTTTTCGTGACCTTCTCTGTTCATTTTTGTTCCAATTCAAGTTTATCTAATGCTGACTCGTCTAATTGTACAGTACTATCTATTTCGGTGTCAATGTCAGTTTCTTCTATTGTGAATAATGTGTTAAATTGACTATGCGCATTTTTAGCTTTATCACCTTTGAATCCACGGGTTCCGACAATATCCATCCAATAACGGTCATAGTGTTCTATAATTGCTTCAGCTTCTTTACGATCGGATGTGGCAAATATAGCATCCACAATATCTTTAAACATGGCATGATCACCTGTGCGATTTTTAGTACCCTGGTTAATCATCATACTAGGATAGTTTCCAGCATCAAACTCTCTGTTGGCTCTTTGGACCGATTCAATGTGAGTCCATACATTGTGCCCCATTAGTAATGCATAGCTAAAACTATCCCAAGATGTTTTACCTTCTTTGCCATTTTTATTTAGGTCGCCCGGCTTGTATATACAAATATCTTTAATTTGGCATTGTGCACTGATTGGGGATTCATCAAAATGTTTTATCAACCCGTCTTGTAGCACTGCATCACGATATGATCTGGTATCAGTGGAATACTTTTTATCATCCGCAATAGGACTCATTCTATAACACCATTTGCCATTTTGCGGCAAATCAATGTGATGATATACCTGACCGTTGGCAGTGGCGAGGAATGGGCTGGCACAATCAAAGCTTATAGTAAAGTTAGGATTAACATACTTTCTAACTGCTCTTTGAATCACGGTGAGTAGCACAGCCCATTCCAACTTTGACGTACCTAAAAAATGCATCCAGTCGTGAATGCCTTTTTGTAATAGATTATCGTGCCGCAATGCCACTAGTCGTTTGAGCACAAGATGCACATCGCACATGTTCTGTCCGCCCATGCTCCACCCATTGAAATGCGTGTCTGGGTAGATAGTTGGATCGCAATACTGTTTCATATCTTGATACCAACGTTCAGCATCAGCATGATTAGCACCTTGCAAAACGTTGAGTATTTTCATGCCGCCATTTTTAACACCTCGGCGATTGTTCATCCAGTATTCGTTGTTAAACTTAGTGGCCGCAACTGCATCAGTAAGTGTACTAATACCACATGCCGCAGCTGCTTTCTTGTCATGAATGACCCAAGTTGGGATATCTAACGTCATTCCATAATCACAAATACCATCTAACCACTTTAAAACTGCTTGTCTGCGCTTTTGTGCCTTGGGGCAACCTGAGTTGGCTTTCCAGTCACCTTCCCACAGTCCTTTGGCAATCTGGAATCCCCCGGAGTCGCCGAGCATGAGTGTACCAGGTTCTCGTGCACGTACCATGTCTTCGCTGGCGTCAGGTTTAGTAAGATCTAGGTTGGCGTGACCACCTGAATACAAGCTCCAACGATATGGAAACAACCCTTGTTGACTGTTAAGCCAGTTCATTTGTTCCATATCCGGAATGCCAGTAGGCATACGTGCCGGATCCACATAAGGACCTTGCCGTTGCTTGCCTACAAAAGTAGCATAAAATCCACTAATAGCCGGTAAGAACACAGCATAATCGTTTTGTTTTGCGGTTAAGTTATCTTGTGTCATAATAATTTTCTTAAATTTTGACCTAGTCTAATATGTGAGTAAGTGGATACTATTTTTAATTGTTCAACTGCGGTTAAATGTAACTCATGTTTGGTATTATCTACAACATCTTGGCTATCAAAATCATCAAATGTGTTCCAGTCATCCAATTTAGTAATTTCGCCTTTAAATCCGTACTGCTTACACATATCTGAAAAATTGACAACATCGGCGGCATTTGCAGCAGACAGCGTAAATTTTAATAAAACATCAACTCCAAATTTTCGATTTTTAGATAACCATTTTAAATTTTCTTGCAACACTTCAAACTTTCCAGGTCTCCTAACATTTTCATAGACTTGTTTTGTTCCAGCATCGACACTAATTTGAAATTCTCTTATATTAGGTAGTATTGTGCTATCGGGCAGTAGTTTTTTTATTAATAACCCGTTAGTAAACAACACAATGCGTTGATTAACCTTGGGGGCCCAATTTAATACTATTGGTCGCATGATTAAACTAGCAAGGGGGTCACCACTTCCGGTTAGTATTATGGTAAACGGTTTATCAAAATTCTTAAGCAATTTTAGAAAATGATTAACCTGATGAGATCTTTCTTCAAACACAGGACCGTCAGTGTAGTTAATAATATTACGCCGGCACGATGGACAAGCAATATTACAACTGTCGTCTAATGCAACATTAATACGATATTCAGGAGAAAATTGATTATCGTCAATGATTCCGCAATGTTCGACTGCGCAATAGGTAAACTTCTTATCTGTTATATCTTGTTGTATTTGAAGAGCTATATTGTTATTCCAAATATCTTCAAGTCGTTCAAAATCAGTTATTTTCCCCACGCTGATCGGCAACCAAGCATCACAAATACATAAAAAGCATTCACCAAACCCGCTAATACTTACACTTTTAAATGGTCGATTACATGTATTAGTAATTGTACCGACATGATCACGCCCCCTAGGGTAAGTAGCCTCTATGCCGGTAATTTTTGCAGTTAAGCTATCTTGTGTCATGGTTATAAAAGTTAACTGATTGAATTAATGAATAATCTTGTGCATAATAATTTTTTATGTTTTTTAAATAGGTAGGATTATTATCTAATTTTTCTTTAAGAATATCTAGTATATTAGATTTAAACGGCGACTGGTTAGTTGAATTTGGTCGTCCACTGGCATCCCAATTGTTTGCAACTCCTTGAGTTGTTGAGAAAAATTTAGAAAAATTATATTTGTATTTGTCGTCTAACCAGACAAATGTTATATTATCAGTATCAAGACCATTGATAAATTGTATTTGTGGAATTGTGTGTACATCAAATTCTATTTTGTAAAAAATTAAATCAAATAATGCATTGTTGTTTTTATCAAATTCTTTAAAAATTCCAAGATAATGACGACATCGGTTAAGGTATTCACATATCCCACTTAACCATCTCTCAACAGGATCTCTTAGTACAACAAAAGCAGGACTATTGTATTTTTGTAATGTGTGGTAATTATATTTTATGTACCCAGCATCAGACAATTTAACTCTCGTTAATGAACTACCATTTTTAGGAATGTTAACATATATCAGATCGTCGGGCAATACCGTCTTACTATAGCATTGCCCAACATCATGAGACGTAGTCACTACTGGAGTTATTTTCATTTAGTAAGTGCTGGAAGAATATAATTATATACTGCTAACCCAGAATCGACTGTTATTTGTGCGCAACCCTCGTCACTAATACTAAATGTTTTGTCACCAGTTAGACTCAAAATATTAATTACAGTTTTAATCGGAAATGACCACGAGCGTTTTAATTGTGTGCTTACGCCAGTGTGGAATACAAAACTACCTGCATGGGTCGAATGATCGCCAAATAGGAATACCAAGTTGCCATTGTCTGTTTTGGCCTGAAAACTAATTTCTTCAGAGTGTGCTTGAGATTGCATCCTAAGTCTTTGTATGGCAAGTACTGTGGGAACAAAATTAATATTCCAAGTCACACCCTTAAATTTTGGGGTTTTAACCTGTGTATCAACTGCTCCCGACGCCATAAATCTATAGTTGTTTTTAAAATCGCCTGCGGTATTTTCAAAATCGATACCGTCGGGTTCTCCAGTTGCTTTGTGAGTGACAGTTAATTTACTGTTTTCTTTGTAAGCGTCTAAGTTTAGTAAAATTTTAAGTTTACCTAAATTAGGCATACCAAATGTTCCAACAAATTCAGTAGCCGGAACGGCAAATTTTGCATCAAGTACCACAGTGAGATCACTGGCTATCCCAGCAACAATTGTGCTAGTAGCATCTCCTGTTATTTTAATTAAGTCAATGCATCCTAAGTCGTGTGTGTGTTCTACCAAGTCTAATAGATTATCTTTCATGTGTATATTTTCTCCTATTGTTTATTATACAGGTTGTATTTAGATTTTGCAAGTCATTTTTGATTAATTTTTGCCAAAGTTTGACCGCCTCTTATGCTAACTATATTTCCAGGTTTTTGCAATTCTACCCAGGTCATCGGGCCGTCCTCATGTTGAAAAATATGTTTATACCCAATATTTTTTATCATATTCAACACGACATGCCCAGGAGTATAGCAAGCAGCAAAATTTTCTGTTAATCGTACCGCGGTATGCCGGTCACAATCATTAAAAGTCATCGCAAGAACACCGCCCGGTCGCAATGCTTGAAAAATTTCTTCAAGATACTGCTTTATAACTTCGAATGGTTTATAATTAAAATAATTATAAGCTAAAAAAAGCATAAATTGATTTGTTGGTAACTTATCTAGTATGGGCCGATTTGGTAATTCATTTATTACATATGGCCTTAATCTATTTTGATATTGTTGATTAAATTCATTTATAGTTGGAGATAATAAATCCATATGTTCGTCTATTAGATATAACGGATCGCTTGCAACTAATATGTTTATAAAATATTTTAAATTAGGACGCAGTACGGCTGCTGGATACTGCCAATTGGCATAACTTGACACTCGAGATTCAATAATTCTTGTAGTATCGTCAGATATACCAAGTTGTTGATTTAAAATGCTTGCATTAAATTCGGCACTGTATTTCTTTTTATTTGCTTCAGTTATTAGTCTTACAATACCGTAGTCGTCTATATAGGTTGTTGTAGAATTATAATAACCGTGTCGCTGATGAGCAAGTTGTGTATTAACGTATAATTTATAACTTTGTTCATAAAAATGTATTTCTTGTTGCGAAATACTTTTTTTAACTTGTTCTTTAAATTTTTCTACTGCAAGCCCGACATTATCAAATGCATCTTGCAATTGAGCACGTGACAGAACAAGATCAGTTTTATATTCTTCTGACATAAACGTTTGAATTTCAGCAAGATATATAATTTTTAATAAATCTTGATCTGCTGTTAATTTAATCAGTGGTATTGATGGTGAATCATCTAACTGATTTTTAAATGCAACAATTTCGCTTAATGACATTATTATGACCAATCAAATAAAGTTTGGAATGTATTTTCTGTATTAGTAGCTGCCGCCAAATTCCAATTTAATACTCCTAGTAGATTATCAATTTTTTGATCTACTACCGTTGCTTCCATTTCAGCATCATCAAATGGTAAATCTTTAAACCACTGTGGTAAATGCATTTCATCAGTTGGATACCCTATACTGGTCCATCCAAGCGCATTAGACTTTAACTTGCATACAATAGTCTTCATACCATCTACTACCTGCATTGAATAATTGTCGCTATTCATTTTTCGCATGTTATTCCAGTTAATAGCAGCTCTAACATGTCCCGGCATGTTAGCTCTCCCCAGACGTTCTTCTTCTTTGGCGTACTTGGTCAAGTTGTTAACACGTTTAGGAGAACCTTTTTCCCACCCTGGGCGGTCAGCAAACTCATACTTGAATTCTCTAATACGTTCAATAATCGCATCACGTTGTGCTCCACCTAATACACTATTTAGAATTTCTAACAAGAAGTCTTGAATAACTTTAGGAGTATCACTGCGTTTTAGATCTAAACCCATGGCTTTTGTTTTGCCGGGCTTCCCATCTACATCTAATCTCTTGCCTTCAAGATCAATGATATTAACTGCATAGCGTTTTTTTGTTATAAACAAACTGCGATCTGCCACAAGCTCTCTACCAGCTTTGATAAGTTCTCCGGCTCCTCTTGGGCAATGAAATGCCTGCTCCATAAATGCCGGAAAGCTTTCATTAACTTGTTCTGCAATACTGTCATACAATTGTATGCAAGTTTCTTTAGACCATGCCATTTGCCCAGATTCAACTTCAGACTTTAACACAGGCCATGCACTAAAATAGCACGAGTCTGTGTCACCATAAATGATTGCTTCGCCCACGTGATCATATTTGCCTGTTATGCATTCATTGATATGTGCATCCATATGCCTAGCAATAGCACGACCTGTTAGTGTTGTTGACTGCCCGATCCTATGGTCAAAGAATCTACATCCGGGATTTAAAATAGCACCATATAATGAATTCAAGTTAATCTTCTTAACCAACTGACGCTTGTCCCAGAATGCTTCTTCTTTTTTATCTCGAGCTTCTTTCTTTTTGGCCTGCATGTCTTTGCGTTCGGCATACCAACGTTCTAGTAATCCTGGTATAATACCTTTGCGCTCGTAAGTCACAATGGTGCCATTAGCCGTCAGCATCCAGGGTTGATTGCTGTCAAATATCATTGACCATATCTCTGCAGCACTATGTACAGTTTCATTGCCATCTTGCCAGTCTATGGTAATCTCAGTACCACGTTGTTGCTCCATGACCGCGGTATATTCCAAACTGCCAAACAGGCCTTCCCAGGCCATGGCAAAGCTGCTTTTACCATCAATTTTACTCTTAATATAGTGATCGGTCATGACAGGGCGCAATTGTCCAATGATAGTTTCTGGACCCATATTAAGCGCACGAATTGCCGACGGATACAGTGAGTTGATGTCAACTGATCCTACCCATTCATGTATGCCTTTTTTAGGATATGCAACATAGGCACCTGCGGCCTGTGTATCATCGTCGGTTAGTCTTTGTTTACGATTTGGCACAACCATGCCCCGCTCATGAGCTTCGTTGATAATGGCTTGTTCAGTTACTGCTACTGCACCCATTGTAGTTTGCAACAACACAGTATTAGCGTGTGCAAGTTCGTTGGCTAGATCTAAAAATCTCAGTTTCTGATCTAGCTTGTGTAGCAACAAAGTGTCTTGCCGATTGTATTCTAAAAATGTTCGAAAGTTTTGATTGTACAGTTGATCCAATGTGCCTTCAAACTGCGTTTTACGTTCGTCGAGTTCATATTCACCAATGGCATCCAAACTGTAACTATGCCGTTCTTCGTAAGTATACTTACGATACAATTGCATATAGTCCATGTGCACCCGACCGATCAAGTCATAGGTTTGATTCTCTGCGCCAAATCGTTCAAATATTCTGGGCTTAGGATACTGATTCCATAAACAAAATCTACGGGTATCGTCTTTGTTTAACACACGAGTCACACGATTCACAGTATACGGAATATCATATCCTTCTGAGTTCCACCCAGAAAGTGCATCTGCATCTTCAATGAGATCCAAAAATGTTTTTAACATTTCTTCTTCATGCTTAAACAACATACAGTTTTCAAACGTGTTAGCAATTTCTTCTGCGGTTTCCCAACTCATATGCTTGGGTGGCACCGCCAATGTGACCAATTGATCTAACCAAGTTAGATATAGGGATATTGCAGTTATGGGATTAAAAGGATCTGCAACAGGTGAAAAGCCACGTTCTGGATCAAATGCAACTTCAATATCAAAAAAGGCTACATTGAGTTCTGGAGCATCTTGTCCTATATAGTTTTCGCTCAAGCATCTAAAGATAGGATTGATATCACTTTCATATAAATTTTTATGTGAGTGTGCTTTAATTTCTTTTCGAAACTCTTTGTTATTGCGTGTACTAAATCGTGACACAGGTGTGCCATATATACTGGTAAATTTACCTCGAGGATCATCATAGTAAAATATGTAATTAGCTGGATATTCACAGTATTCTCTCTGACCATTACGACGTTCAACCACATGTATGCGGTCGTGTTCTTTATCATACAATGCATCAATATAGCTCAAATTTTATTTCCTGTGTTAATGCCAATGAGTTAATTGGCAAGTATTTCATCAAATATAGTTTCAAAAAATTCTTTGTCATGCAATTTTTTGTGAAAGGTACTTACTAAATTTCTATTGTGCTCAATTTGATTATACAATATATTTTTATCAAATGCAACAGAATTATCTATTAAAATTTTTAGTATTGCCTGTTGCCGTTCTTGCCAACTTAAATTATCAACTTGATCAAGACAATCATTGAACTCAAAACCCAATGATTTTAATAGTTTCAACCCTCCTTTTTGCACAAACAATAATGGAATGGACGGATACTGTAGTGCTCGTATGGCTTTTTCGTTGAATACTGTAAACAAATGATCATCTTCAACTGCATATGTTTCAAGTATAACTGAATATTTACTATCTTGTATAATTGGTAAAAGATTCAGTTTTTCTTCAAAATTAGTAAAAGGCACCTTGTCCTTCCAGTACCTATAGGCCGAATCAAATTGTGACAAACTGTTTAAATTGTAGGTATAATGAATGTGATCAAACAATTGTTTCCCTGTTAAATTGCTATATCCTGGCAATTGTTTAAGTAAAAAACTTACATATCCTTTGTTTAATAGATCATGTGTATGCAAGAAATAAAACCAACTTTGTCGTGTGGATTCAATTCGTTGCATAAAACAATTGAATAATTTTTGCGGATTATATGTCAATGTTGACAACTCATCAACTGCTAGATATACTCCTAAAATTTCTGGCCGACTAAAAAATTTAACATAATCTAATTCTGGAAAGTTGCCCATGTTATCAGTTATAACATAGATAATACGTCCTGTTTTAGATAACAGATTATCTATTTCTAGTAATACAGGCAAATTAGGCAAAAGATCAAACTGCCATATAAACACAGTGGCTTCGCCTAACTCATGAATAATAGCAGTGGATGGCAGTCCAATTATACATCTAATATTATTTTTTTTACCTATATTGATACAACGATTAAACAAATCAAACCGTTGTTTATCATAGATATGATAATCAAAACTAAAGATTTCTTGTTGATCGCCAAACTTAGACAAGTTATTTTCTTCTAAAAATATTACAGTGTTTTACCAACAGTTTCTAAAATTGTTTCTAAAATTTCATGATCTTGTTTTTCACGACCAAATTCAGCTTTGTGTGCTAGTTTAATAGCTTTTTTTAAGATAGCTGGTTTGATTTCAAGTTCTTCAGCGACCGCTTTGATTGTGTCATTAAGCCCACCTTGTAATGTTTCGATTTCGTGCGTTACTTGCATGCCTTCGTTTATAATTTGGGTTAATTTAATTTTTTGCTCGCCATTAAAAGTTTTTTCTGACATAAGTTCTCCTATTGATATTATATTATACAGAAAAAATACAACTAAGTCAATATTAATATTGCTCACTTTATAGTTCACGGTAGCGAATCGCTTACTATACCCAGCAGCCGGGTACACCTCGCAACTAGTGCGGTCCTAAGGGTGTTCTATTTGCCGGCCGCAGCTAGTGCGGCTCCGTTGTTGAAACTTCTACTCCATGATGCGGCGTGTATGTTGCCGCGATCCTTTGACCAACGATATCCAGCACGATGGCCTGAGCAATCTTTGGTGCAGGGTGATCCCAAGAATGTCAGTTCATCCAACTGTTCTGCTTCGTATTCTAAGAATGTGCTGGCAAACATGTGGCACAGTTCATGTATCTTGGGATTTTTAGTACACTCGGTA